CCCTTGATATGAAGTTCAATACCTCGTTGACCTACACGACCATTAGTTAGTTTAGTTCCAAGGTTGAAGAAGTGTCCTTGAACAGATCCACCAGCGCCATCAGAAGGCGCATTTCCTAAAAGACGCCCATTGTATTTATATACATCGCTGTATTTACCAAAGACACCTTCATCACTGAAATCAGTTCTTGAAATGTATGGAACGCCTTCACTTTCCGTAAAGGTTGACATAAGGCGAGCAGTATTATCAATATCACTCGTAAATTCATAGCGATCATTGTAGCGTATGTTGTATTCAGTATCCTGTGTTTTATTGCCAGAAGCATTAACTTCAGGACAACGGGATACATATTGACCAAGGATACTCTCTTCCTTGTAAGTATTTGGATCAACAGGGAATGTTACAAGGATTCTTGGAACTTGACGATTTGCCATACCAAGATTTTGAATAATACCTTGTCCAAGAGCGGTAGCATTAGTAGTGTGTTCTACTACACGATAATCAACGAAAGTAAATGACATATCTTGATTTGCCTGCTTGTAGCGTTCCATTTGATCCGTTGCTCCGTAGAAGATATAATCAGCACAAAACTTAAGATCATTACGAATAATGTTCATTTCAATATCTGCCGTCTGTCCCGCTGCCACCTGAAGACGGAAATACTTGGTAGGTTGGAAAGTAAGTTCAATATTAATTGCTTCGTCCATCATGTATAATGGGAGTTGATTAACCTTTAGGAAAGGAAATAGATCACTTAAATCTAACTGGTATGTAGGACAATCGTTCTCGGATACATGAGTAAACTTCGCCCAGTTAGGAGTTTCAATATCATTAGCAGCATCAGGTTCCATACCATTGTCAAGAACTACACAAGAAGCATTTACATTAGATCCATCATTGTATGCGAATGCTTTATTAAATACACGTCCAGTTGTATATTGTTCACGTTCCAATTGAACTTCATTGGTAATTAAAGATGATTTAATAGCAAATAAACCTGCCCATTCATCTAACTCATTCAATACCTTATTACCCACTTTGAATACTGCTTTCTTAATAACTTGCCCGATACCTACATGTGGTGGAAGGAATCCATCACTAACAGCAGATGCTGGTTGTAATGAAAGAAACAACTTTGAGTGCGAGTGAAGAAATCCTTTGTTCTGTAATGTGAATCTTGTGAATCCATCCGTAGTTCCAGCACCCTGATTAAATACGACTGGTTCAAGTAAATCGGTTTCAACCTGCTGAATGTAGTTCACAGGGATTTGATCTAATTTAATAAAGTTAGGAATAGTATCATTAGTTGGTGTTACGCTTCCACTATCTACGTCCATGTTTATGATAACTTGATATAATAAAATTATCATATGTAGGATAAAAATTGTTAATAACATTAGAAAATAAAATTACTCACTGAATCAACTGAACCCCGTTAGGAGAGTATACCAATTGCGCCTTCGCCTTAATAAAGATGAATACACCCGTAGGACTATCTAGGAGTTTCTCGCTGTCAATGGATACACCAAACTGCTCCGTAGAAAAGTCTTCCCCTGCTCCACCAATACCATAGCGGACACCGAGTGCCATAACAGATCCACCTTCCGCGATGTTAGAGTATGATGTTTCAGTCGCAGCAGTAGTCATGTTGTAGTTTCTGTTCATATTCACTGGTGATATAGAATACTTGCCCATAGAACCTTCAGGAACAATAGCATCATATAAACCCTTTACAATCTGGGGATCAGGTAGAGTTACATTCGCATCAGTAACAAAGTTATTTACAAAATCAAAGTCAGCAGGGTATTTAGAACCACCCTTGAGGAACTGAACACGTTTGATTTCAGCAATATCCGTTACACTTGTCTTACCTTGAGGATATGTAGTTGGTGTGCTATCCGCAGTAATGGTATTAATATGCGATACAGGACAGAATGTCATAAATGCCGTTAGAACATTACGGAGAGCAAGATTGTATTGGAGTTGTGCGTTTGTTGAATTAATAGATGTATACAATGATGTAATTGTGTTGAATTCATATACACCAGATGCTTCAGGAGGAGTTCCCGCTGGGATATCTAATACTTCACATGTAAGTTTTAGATTGGATAACTGGTAATGGGCATCTTCTACATTTAACGAAGATCCATTTGTAGCATACAATACATTTACATCAGGTTGAAGTAAGAATTCTAACTGAACTCCACCAAAGGCATCTTGACGAAGATTTACCATTTGTCCAGACTGGAGGAAACCACAAGGGACGTGAAATGAAAATGAATTAGATTTACTTGCGTTTGCGGGAGACTCCATAACATTCTTACGGAATGCTTCAGCATTTGGGTAAATTAGGCAGGTTTCTTGGAGGTGTCCCATTTGATCTTGAAGAGAAGATGTCAGCGCGAGGTAAGAGTTCATGAATTTGGCATAGTGACGAATATTTTCACAGATCAAAGCAGACTTCTGTGAACGGATAGTAAGACTATCAATAATGTTGTAGATACCAAGGCGATTGTTCATTGTAAGGTTATCACCAGCACGAACTGGTGTTGGATTAGTAAGGTTATCCTTGAATACTTTGAAGTCACCTACAATACGGACACTTCGCGGATCTAGTAAACCTTCTTGGGCAGATATGGTAAACGAAAGAACGGGGAAACCATTCTTGAATGAAATAATACCATCGGCAGGGATGTTATCAGGGCGAATCTCTATATATCTTGAAGTCATTTTACAATTGTTTATATAAGATTCATAAATATTAAATTAATAAAAAAACTCTTTAAAACTGAACATCAACTCCACCCTCTCTAATCATTAGACGGCGCAGGTGGAATACATAGGAGTTGAATAACTTTCCTTTGGTAGGAGCATCAGTCTCATTGTATTTCAGGATTACAGCAAGGTCGGTTCCACGAAGGTCAGCAGCACCATTCAAGACACCGAAACCTCTACCGAAACAGAAATTATCTTGGAAAGCACTGAATGATTTTGGAGTGATTCCCGCGTTGTCCAAACACTTCTCAAGTTCATATAAATGGAAACTATCAATAGATTTCTTGGTAGCAATCTTCTTTACAGATATTTCCCTTGATGGGACACGACGCCCATTCATAGTATATTGAATACTTGAGAGTCTATCGCTGATACCAGTATATCCACCACGATTACTTACAATAGATCCATCTTGCGAATCTTTAGTTGCTTGACTGGAATTGTCAGGTGCTGTTCCTTTGATAACATATCCACCATCACCACTAATACGTTCAGCAGAGTTATACACAGATGAGTCAGTTGGGACAACAAGCAACGACTTTGCCCTTGAATTATTGGCGAAGATCTGGAATGTTACTTGACGATCAGTTGAAAGAATACTATGCTTATAGTTAGTTAGTGACATGATATCAAATTCAATTGCTCTGCCTTCACGGACTTTATTCATCATACCCTGCTCATATGCTGGATCTAAATGAACTTGCGATACAATAAGGTTTACATTGGATAAAGTGTATGAAGCATCATATGAACTCTTACCTTCAACAGCAGTAGAATACATAACATATTCTTCAGTTGAAATGTTCTGTCCAGCATTTGTAAGAGAAGCAGTAGTCTTAATTTCAATTAATCCGTTTCCTCCGTTAGCAGCAGATGATAAGTTGATTTCACTAATCGTTCCACTCACAGTGGCACCACCAGTTGAAAGATTAGTAGTTGAACCATTATTATCATCAAGACAGAAGTTGAATGTTTCTCCAACCACAAATGGGAACTGATCCACATTTACATTGCTATTTTGAGTGGATACATAGAAGGTGTCGCTTGATGAACCATTTGCCCAGTCATTAGCAGTAGATGATCCATTGAGGGAATGAAAATACGGATTCAATCTGGTTCTAGTCGCTCTGTTCACACTATCTAACTGCTTCAAGACACTTGGAGCATCATTAAGGTCAATTTCAATATACAATCCCTGTGTCAACATAAGAGGAAATATTGTTTCACTATTAGCAAAAATACCCGTATGAATAGGAAGGTTCAACTTACAGGTAACAAAATCAGTATTACTGAAAGCAGTATCCTGATCCCCAGAAGTCCTCTTGAAATAAGGATTAGTTAGTGTATTTGCCATTGATGTTTGGGAAGTCCCTCGTGTTCCACGATTGCCAGGTTGATGAACAGCAGATCCTTCACGAAGCGCCCGCCAGTTCTCTAAATTCTTATCTTTATCATAATCATACTTAACACTTACATAGGTATCATATGATGATACTTCTTCAAGTAAATTGCCCCTAGTTCCGTCATAGATACGGATATTCTTGATTAACAGGGATCCACCAACTTTATCTAACTGAAGACGAGTAGGCGTAGCACCACTTGGTAATGATATTTTGAAATCCGCCTGAAGGTAGGTTTCCCGTCCGTCCATGAATTTAGTTCCAGCATCTACATACATCTGGATCTTCTGTCCTGGGGTATATTCAAGTCCATTTTCTGATGGAATTGATATTTTAGTTTCACCAACTCTAACATTGTCATCTGCTCTCCAATACAAACTCATTTTAGATTTAACAATATTAAAATTAACATAAAGAAAAAAAAAATTATTGCGTGCGTCCAGTTACTTGCGTTTGAACTTCTGCTTGTCCTACACCTTGTTCTAACTGAGATTGCTCAGTAGTTGCTGCTTCCTTTTCTTTGGTTCCTTCAGCAACCTGTTCACTTGCTATATCAGTTACTCCTGCCGCGACATCTAGCACTCCACCCAGTAATTTAGCAGGCGGGAATGCCATACCAACTATATCACTTACAGCACCCCCAATTTGTAACACATTACCTATCTTTTCACCAGTGTTCATAGATGCCCAACCTCCTTTCTTGAAATCACTATATAAA